CCGGGAGGTCGCAGGACTCTACGTTGATGATGGACCTCTACAAGGGGCTCACCGACAACCTCGAGCTGACGACCTGGAAGAATCTGGTCGCTCTGATCAATCGGGAGGTGTAGTGACGATGGACTGGTTTGTCCGGAATCGCTACAGGATCGCCGGCACTCTCACAGCTCTGGCTTCTGCCATGACTGGGGATGCCGTCAATCTCCTCTCGATCATTTCCGTCTTCGGCGCCGGCCCGTAACTGGGCCGCCGCTGAATCTCCAGCTATGGTCACCAGGCTAATCACCTGGTGGCCTAATTGGTTAAGCTGGACATCGCGCGTATTTGCGATGAGGGTGTGGATAGCAACCTATGAAGGAGTTACACCTCATGGCTGACTATCACGCTCTACGCGAAGAGCTCCTTGCGTACTACCGCGGACTTGCGGAGGATGCACGGAGCATGCTAAGCGTATCGCACTACACTCGCTTACACGCCGAGATAGACCATCTCGGCTCCCTACCAGCTGAAGAGCTTTGCTCTCTAGCAATGGTGGACTTCCCTAGCATTGGGAAGTGGTTTGACAAGTGCCTTTCTACAGGCATAGTCGAACGGGATCACTTCGGACCACGGATTCCATTCGTGGACACCCTCTTCGAGGGTAATTTTGAAGTGTGTGTGCTTGCTCGTGGTTTAGGCAGTCTTGACCCAGGCCTCGTCTTCATGGCTCGACAGCTCTTGTACTTCTTCAAGAAGTTCAATCTGCCGTGTTCCAAGGAGGCGGAGCAATCCGCAGCCCATGAGTTTTGGGCTATCGATAGGAGTCTTCGGACTCCACGATCCTTAACGGGCGGCTTGTTTGAGCACCATCCGCAAGGTGGGCTCTTCTCAACTGGGTTGCCGGCGGACGCGAGTCCACGGCTAACAAGATTGGTCTCTACACTAGACCTCCTTTCTTCCTCTTTCGTTTTGAGGATGGGGGATGTTGACGTGTGGGATCTGATGCCGAAACACGGCCCTGGAGCCGTTTCAGACCTCTCGCATGGAAGGGACAAATACACGTTCCCGACCTACCCTCGCGTTATTGACGAGGCGCTCCCATACATGTGGTTTTGTGCCACTAATCTGGGAATGCTGGAGGAATCAGATATCGAGGTGATCGCCGAACGGAAGGCACCAGCTAAGTTGCTGGCTGTCCCGAAGACGATCGTCAAGCCTCGCCTGATTGCATCTGAACCGGTGGTTCATCAGTACTTTCAACAAGCGCTGATGAAATGGATGCGGGACAATCTACACCCGCACCTGGAACGCGTAGTCAACTTCACTGATCAAGAGCCCTCGCGGGCACTTGCTCTCC